GGTATAGGTGCTAGAGGTGTTAATCATTTAGCAAGTAAACTCCTACTTACCCTACTACCACCTAACTCTCCATTCTTTAGACTCACTATTGATGACTTTGATTTACAAGAGTTAACAGGTGCTGAACAGAGAGGGGCAGTAGAAGAAGGGTTAGCAAAGATTGAGCGTTCTGCAATGAACGAGATAGAGACATACGCATACAGGGTACCTGTGTTTGAAGCTCTTAAACACCTAATCACAACTGGTAACTGTTTAATTTATTTACCAGAGGATGATACAGGGATGAGAGTATTTCATCTGGATAGGTACATTTGTAAACGTGACCCAATGGGGAACCTATTATACCTCATAACTAAGGAGTCACTCAACGCAAAAACCATACCAGAGAAAGCAAGAGTAGCTCTAGGGCTTCCTTCACCAGAGGAGATTTCCCCTGAGTCTCCCGATAAGCCCTATGAGCTATTCACTTATGTATGTAACAAAGGTAAACATTGGCACGTACACCAAGAACTAGGGAACACAACTGTTCCAGATTCCTTTGGTAAGTACCCAATAGACAAAAACCCCTTCATACCTTTAAGATTCAGTAGAGTAGATGGTGAGTCTTATGGTAGAGGATTAGTAGAAGAGTACTTAGGTGACCTTAAGTCACTTGAGGCTCTGACTATGGCTATAGTAGAGGGATCTGCGGCTGCCTCTAAAGTACTTTTCTTAGTTAGACCTAATGGTACTACTAGAATAAGATCTGTAGCTGAAGCACCTAGTGGTGCAATCATACAAGGTGATGCACAAGATGTATCTACTCTCCAAGTCCAAAAGGCTGGAGATTTTAGAGTGGCACAGGAGTCATCACAGAAAATAGAAGAAAGATTAGCTGCGGCTTTTCTACTTAACTCTTCTGTTCAACGAGATGCTGAGAGAGTAACAGCAGAAGAAGTACGCTTCATGGCACAAGAACTAGAGAGTACTCTAGGCGGTGTCTATTCTGTGCTATCTCAAGAGTTTCAGTTACCATTAATTAATCTTATCCTTCAACGAATGGTGAGGGCTAAGAAGATGCCTAAGTTTCCTAAAGACAAAGTGAAACCTAAGATTGTCACTGGTATGGAAGCACTAGGTCGGGGTCAAGATCTTAACAAACTATCTCAATTCCTAGAATACCTGAGTCCACTTGGGCCAGATGTTATAGCACAGAAACTAAACATTGATGACTACATGGATAGACTAGGTGCTTCTCTTGGTATTGACACAGGTGGTTTAATTAAGACAGACGAACAGATTCAACAAGAGCAAGCTGAGGCACAGCAAGCTGAACAAGCACAAATGAAAGAGCAACAAGAAGCTCAAATGATGCAAGATGTTGTCAAAGGAGCCACACCTCAAATGGCTAAAGGTATGAGCGAACAGATGGCTCAGAATCCTGAGATGATGGAAGAGATGCAACAAGCTATGGCTGGTCGAGCATAACAACACACATTAAGAAGGAAAGAAAATGGTAGACAAAGTATCAACATACGAAGGCGAAGGTATTAATCAAGCAGGAGATCCTGACCACGTACATGAAATGATAGCCAAGGTGGAAGATCCTATTACTCCACACGACATGGAAACTGAAGTGTACACTGGAGAGAACACAAGACCTGAGTGGTTACCTGACAAGTTTGGTTCTGCTGAAGAACTAGCACAAGCTTATAAAAGTTTAGAGCAACAATTTCACTCTGGTTCAGAGGAACGTCAGCAACAACAAGAAGAACAAAGGTTTCTAAATGAAGAAGCTCCTGAGATACAAGCAACAAGTGTATCTCAAGTACACCAATTACTAGACGACAGAGGTCTAGACTTTAATGTGTTTCAAGAAGAATATAATAACACAGGAACATTGTCAAAAGAAGCTATAGATTCACTAGAAGAAGCAGGTGTATCAGAGCAAGTAGTCTCAACATGGATTAGTGGACAAGAGGCACTAAGGGATCAGAATATTGATAACGTGTACTCTAGTGTTGGCGGTGAAAATAACTACAATAGTATGATAGAATGGGCTGAAGGAAACTTACAACCTTGGGAAATTGAAGCCTTTAATAAACAGACAGAAAATTTAGATGTTAACACTCAGTTAGCAGTTGCGGGTATGTACGCTCGCTATCAAAATTCGGAGGGTGTTCCTCCAACTTTAATGTCCGGTGAGATAGGAGAAAACATTGCTCCTCGTTATGAATCACTGGCACAACTTACTTCGGCAATGAGCGATCCGAAGTATCATAGCGACCCTGCTTATAGAGCAAAGGTTGCACAAAGGTTGGGTAATTCCAACGTGCTCTAACAAAGAAACAAAGGACAATACCGAAAAGTAAGACTTAGCCTCATGCGTGGGACAACTCTGTACTGAACTTTGTGAGACCTAGATTTCTGAGTTATTTAATTATTAAACCAAATAACCCTTAATCTAAGGAAAAACAAAATGGCTACAAACTATTCAAGTATTGCATCTAATGTCGAAGGTGGGATACATCGTTCTGGTATGGTCAATGCCGCAACCAATAGTGCTGTCGGTTCTAGGGAACTATTCCTAAAACTGTATGCAGGTGAGGTGCTGACATCATTCCAGTCGAAAAATATAATGATGCCTTTACATCGTGTCCGCACGATCTCTAAAGGTAAATCGGCACAGTTCCCGTTGACTGGTAAGTATCGTGATGCGGCTTATCACACACCGGGTAATGAGATAACACCAACAGCTTCCAAGCAAGGTGAGCGTATTGTATCGGTGGATGATCTCTTAATTAATGCACAGTTCATCCCTAATATTGATGATGCTATGCGACATTATGACATCAGAAGTGTCTATACTCAAGAAGCTGGCTTTGGATTATCAAAGGTTGCTGATGAGAATATCTTGAGACTTGCAGTTAAAGCGTCTTTGTGTGAAAACTCAGCGATTGCAGGATTAGCAGGAATGATTCAAGATCACTCAGCATTTGATGATGAGGACTTTACACCTAACGTAGTGTGCGGAGACAATGCGGCAGACATTCGTAAACCTAAGGACATTGTTCAAGCTATTATGGATGCAAGACGTATCTTTGATAACTACAATATTCCGGGTGATCCATTTGTTGTCATGCCAACTGATATGTACTATGACTTGTTTAAAGTCTCAGATGCCACAAATATGGTGGACTTCGCAATCTTCAACAGAGATGTTGGTGGTGGAGGTTCCATAGCTGGCGGACAAGTACCTCAAATTCTTGGTATGCCAATCTACGTAACTAATCATCTTGGTTACTTTAGTTCTGGATCTACATGGGTATCAAACCTGTGGACACAGGCTTCTGGAACTGCGGCATGTGTAGCGGCTAGACCATCTGGTCATAAAGATGGAGCAGCCACAGCACCAGACCCACTTGCAAAGAGCGTAGGTTCTGGTCGTGATGGTCAGTATGGTGTTCCAGCAGGAGATGGTACGAATGACTTTGCGTCAGGTGATAACCAGCGTGTTTCTGCTGTTGCAATGGAAGCTCGTGCACTTGTGATGACTCAAGATGCAGTAGCTACTGTTAAACTAATGGATATGTCTGTTGAGTCAGAGTATCAAATTAATCGACAAGGTA